GGGGCGCGCACTGAGGCGGCAGCTACATCACTGCCTAAGAGGGCTTAGACGCCATAACCCTCTAGAAATTTTGTTGCGCATTTGCCATGTCTCCGAAGGTAGTCAAGAGTTCGATGTTGTGCATTGACGGACACGGGAGCGACCCACTGTGTCCCACTTGTATAAGTGTAGGTTTCGAAGTTGGCTGTTAACGATTCATCAAACGGGATGGGGAAGTCGACATATATAGTTTCCTTCCAAAGATCATCGCATCGGATGAGTTCTAGTTGCTGCTCGCACTGTATTTGTGTAGATGGCAATATGCCGTACAAGTCATAAACTAGTTGTCTGGTGCGGGGTGTTGGCTCACGCCGCTCCGGCAAACCGGTGTTAACGTACCGGCGCAGGTGCTCTCTTTTATAAGCTTCGGTCGAGTCGATGATCGAGCTTCTGATGGAAATACCTTCAGTGAGTTCCACGAGATGCCGGCCCAGATCGCCCAAAATTGGGCATCCATTGTATTGGTGGGCAAGGCTAAATCCCTTGGCTCGGAGAAGTTGGAGTTTGACGGCTCTACGGCTGCCGACGTACCGCCGCGGACACCACCCCACATTCATGAGGTGCTTGGCGGGCGATGCGACGACGACCTTATCGACAACATCAAACACGTTGCCGCAAAACGATGCTGTATTTAAGTCGCATGTTTTGATTATTTTAATGAGCCAGCCGAGATTCTCGAACCACTTCTCGTCAGGGGCGAGGTGTGGATTTTGAACCCGGAAAATTCCATCGTCTCCTTCGACGAAGCCCCGAACTCCGCCCTTCTCATAATCGCCAGCCCCTGTCACAGAGCAGGCATACAAGAAGAGCATGAGGTTGCTGAATCCATTGCCGAGCGAGGTGTTCATTTCCCCACTCATTCTTGTTGCGTTTATGGATATATTCATCAACTTCATCACTATGTTCTGGACACCGCCTAAGGTTTTCCTTATTAACCCCATTATGAACATGGCTCGGGGGTTTAATGAGCACATGTAGTTATATAATACAAATTCCAGGTTGATGTAGACCTGGCGCGTGAAGTGTGCCTCCATGCTTTTATAATCGGTACAAAAATAAGTGGCTCCAGTGGCGTAGAGTTCTTCCTCCAATATAGATGGTCTAAGTTCAACCGGTTCAGTCTTAATGAACCAAGAATGAGAGAAGACTTCATCTGATATGATTTTGAACAATGGGCCGCTGAAGCACTTGAAATAGTCCTCCCTGGAGTTGATTAGCCTGAGAGCCTTCCACGGCACCTCGTATCCTTCATCCTTCAAGAATGATTTAACACGTGTGCGAAGAAGGTTAATGTCGTCGCCAACATTAAGTCTCTCCCAGACCTGGATCAGCTGATCCTTGCGCTGTCTTGAGTACTCAGTGGATTCAATCCAACTAAGCACATCAATGTCGGCTTCAACCGGGATGGGTGTGAAGGTCCTTTTCACGAATTTCTCCGTAAATGCTCGCAGACCGTTTATTGAGCATTTCGGGTGGGGTGGTTTTCTTCCCATTCTATACATAGCTCCGACAGCCACATCTGGCGGAAAGTCTGCGTCCCCACGGCACGTCGCTGCATTTGTAATCACTACCGGTAAAGATTCAGAAACATCCCTCCTATCTTCAGTCACCTGGTTGATCTTCACCCTAGGGGCAAGGATCCTAAGATCAGGTTTGACATCAATGTCAGGAAGGGGTATTCCTTCATAACCCCGGTAGGGTTTCATTTGCAGACCGTGGGAACGCACGTCTATTTTAAAGACGCGGTGGGGTCTAAAACATCCGTACGGATGTTTTTACCCAAAAACATGCCATAGAAAAACATAACATGTTTTGTGTCCGTGAGATCTCCTGCTATCATGGAGTTCACCGGTGGAACAGTAGCCAAAGCGCCACGCATGGCCGCCAGAATTTGGTTGTACTTTCTGGCGCCGGTCTCCTGGCTGAAAATCAATCCGAACGAGTTGAGTTCAGAAAATAGGCAAGGGACACAAACAGACCTCAAAAGAGAAAAGGGTCTGTGGGGTTCGGCGGCTAGCTCAGGGAACATTGAGGTTTCGATGGAGCTGATCCGGATCCACTTACCGTCAAGACACATTCGGATCTCGTAATGCCCGTACAAATCCGTGGAACCATCGGATTCGGTGGGTCGGATGGCGTAGGGTCGATGGTTGGGGTCAACTGGGCGCATTGCATCAACAACGAAGTAAAGATCAACTTTGACGTTGGCAAACTGGCTAAGATAATATGACCACCAGTCTTTGCGGAGAAAATCAACGATATCCCAAAGGCATTCCAAGCCTTGATGCCACATTGGGCCCAACAGTAGGGTCCTGAGATCGAAAAATTCCATGCTGGCGGAGACACAGACTGAACGGAATGCAGTTCGAAGCACAAAGCCGAAGGTGGACATCTGGGCGTGTGTCATGAACCTGTTCGCGAGGCTTTTACCAAAGAAATATCTGTGGAAAATCGCCCGGAATACCGGATAAAGCCCCGTGCGGCGGCGACCATGGGCATAGTATTGAGACTGCCAGAGGGTGACGTCACTGTCGTATGTGGAGTACAACGCAGAAAGAGTGTACAACACATCCTTGTGTCTAGTAAACGAGGTCATATAGGTGTATTTAACCGGATCCTTCAAAAAGCAACGGAGCAGTCTTATGGCATAGTGGAATGAGTAGACGTGAGGTTTGGCATTGAACACACGAGCCAACAATAAACCACCAACGGAGTACAAAGTGAGGCCCAAATGGGGTGAGAACAAGTCACCCGCAGCCTTGAGTAGGGACATTGAAGTAATCAGCCAGGAATTGTCGGGTGCGTGGTTGACCATGGAACAGGGAGTGTCGGCACTCAGCAGGTACTGTTCATCATTCTTCCAATCGTCGCCTTCGAAGTCCTGAGCAGAGAACGGGCCATCGTCTGTGCACCCGGTAGGCGATGGAACGGCCAGGTCAGTTTGCTCATAAAACACATTCTCCGGTTCAACCTGTTCAACAACCGAGTCAACGAGCTGGGTCAGTTCCAACTTCGCGACAGGCATAAGCTGCTCGAACATGTCTTTGACAGCCAGGGCACTTGAGTCAAAAGCTGCTTTGATTTTTCCGGGCCAAGTACGGGCCTTGGAGTAAAGCTCAGCTTTGGCTTCGGCGACAAGCAAGTCAAATGAGGTCTCTGGTGCCATGGGGGCCATGTGGATTATACTGCCAGGGGTGAGGTCCCCGTGTGTTAGGCTGCCGAAGGGGTTCTCGCAGGATGGCGGGGAGGCACCGCATGGGCTCTTGCCGGCGTCGATCACGTCAAGGGCAGTTTCGGCAATTTCCTTAACAGCTTCCACCTTGGAATCAACAATGGCCTTAGCCTGATCACACACAAGATCCACAGCATCCTGCAGAAGCTTTTCACCTTTGAACTTCTGAGGTTTCTGGCTTTTTGGGTGTTTAGGCAGCTTGTCATACTTTGCGCCTTTACCTTTGACAGGCTTGTTCGCCCCCCCCGCTTTTCCTTCCTTTTGTTTCCCGATCTTCTTTGTGTGGGGGCACGACTGACTCAGATGCTTCTTAATGTTGCCGGTTTTCTCACCACAATGTTTGCACACAATAATGTGTTTCGGACTCAAACACTTGCAGGGGTCTTTTCCGCAAGATGAACAGGCACCACCAAGTAGTCTAAGATGCACCTTAATGGTCGATCCGTCATCAATGCCTAGATCGGAAAGGTTCCCAAATCGCAGAATTTTGCCCTGGAAGGTTAGGTAAAATTTGGTGGCATCCAAGTGAAATTCCTTCGCGACGAGCCGAATCAAATAAGGGACGGAAGCGTTGCGGTAAATTTGAGTCAGCCTGTTGGAAGTGAAGCTGAGATGGATGTTAATAGAAGATCTGGGGACATGGTGGACATGAATTTCGGAGCCGGGGAGAAACCTGAGTTCGGGTCTGTCAATTTCAGAACGCGGAGCAAGAGGAACAAGTCGAGCCACCTCCCATGGTTTCTCGACAGCATTCTTGTAGCTGGTTGGTTTTGTAAATTGATCGGGATGATCAACAAGTTTCTGGAGATGAGGGCGAGACAAGCCCAAGAACAGAGCAGTGTCTTCGATGTCGTAGGCTTCTTTAAAA